ATACGTCAAGCTGCACGGAAGCAGCAGGCAGCCAAGGTGGAGCTAGATCGGCCACCCTGCTTGATGACTATCTCAGTGGTGTGATTGGCGAGCGAAGGGCACGTTTGAAGCCATTTCGCTACTCGGAGGTCCCGACCGCAGGCAAGCTGCGGCCCCTCACAATCACTCCAGCCGATATGGGTTTGTTACGACCATTGCATAAGATTCTATTTGATAGAATCAAGAGGCAGCGATGGTCCCTTATCGGTCCCCCCAGTTCCGCGAAGTTCAAGAAAGCCGGATTCAAATTCCGGAAGGGTATCCTTAGTGGCGATTACGCCGCTGCGACGGATTCCCTCGATCTTCGCGTATCATCCCTTATCCTTGATGCCGTCTTGGCTACGGCGTCTGAGGTGCCTGAGGAAGTAAAGAGACTAGCCTTCTTAAGTCTCCTTCCTGATGTTTCAGTCCCGGGGTACGACGTTTTTACTGTACGCCGGGGACAAATGATGGGGAGCTTGCTGAGCTTCCCCCTGCTGTGTTTATATAATAGGGTCTGTACCTTATTCGCATTAGGACCTGTTCCTATGCTTATAAATGGTGACGACCTCGCAGCAGAAACATCGAACCCTGAAAAGTGGTTCCAGACCCTCCCTTCCTTGGGATTGTTGCCAGAGAGATCTAAGTCTGGCTATTCGGCAAGCAGGGTGGAGATCAACTCGACTCCATTTGTTATCTCGCGACGCGAGATCCACCCTGCACCTGTTATAAGGTGCCGATCTCTCTTGCAGCGCGCAGCTGTTGCCTCAAACTGGTATGAAAATGCCTGTCAATTTTCCAGTGAGGCGGACTTTTTGTCCCGCAAGGCCCGCGACACGTATTTTAAGATACGTGGGGGTGTCGTCATTAAAGCCATTAACCATGGTTTAGACCTTGCGGACTGCGCTTTTCGGGGTGATCAGGGCGTTGACGACGCCACTCGTTGGAGGTTATTCGCTGACAATAGACGCGAAGCTCTCCGTCACCCCCGGAAGATCCCTCTTCCTACTCCCCCCGCCTCCCAGATCGTTGATACACGCCGAGTCGCGAGCGCTCCTGATGTGGTTCTAGAGGATTCCAGAAAGCTTTGTTTCGGCGAGCTTTTTGGAAAAGTCATGATCTATCAGGATTCCGCTCGCGCGTGTAAGATGTTTTGGGAGGAGCTTGATCAATGTCAGCCTCAGTTGGTTCGGCTGCCTAACATTGAGAAGCGTCTCTACAACTGTATTCGGGAGTGGCCGAATACAGCCCCCAGGTTGTTTTATGGGGAACCTATGAAATACAAACACTTTGTTAGTAGATTAATAGGCCGGATGGCTATCCGGGTAGAGAAAAGATCCCATCAGATACCGCTCTGTCTGATGTCCCGCGTTTCATGCGTAGACCGCTGGGGTCTAGCCAAGAACGCGTAGCGGTAGTATTGGCGGACTTAGATGGGAGGCTACGCCGTGAGGTAGATCGGATGAAGGTAATCCGACCGTGGTTGAGAAGGTTGAGGGTGCGAGGGGGGGGGAGGTGGAGAACTCTGCGTCTAGTAGCTTCGGCGAAGAACAATGAGGCCAATGATTGCCGCAATATTCTGCCCGCCGTGTCTAGTAGCTTCGGCGAAACGCATATAGGGAGCTCTTTTGCACTGGTAGTCCTCTAGGACCACTTTCCTCTTCCTTTCTAACTCAACTGATGTATGCGAAATGTCTTAATTGATGTCCACGCGCCACTTGCTGGCGGTAGGCTGTCGCCCGGACGATTCAACTCGCATGTAGCCGACAATGAAAAACCATCATCATGCTTGACCCGAGATGTCCATAAACTCGCTCAATGG